CCTCGTTATCTGAAGCCCGGCGGGCACTGGAGCTGCCTCCACACCCGGCCAAGAGGATAGTGGTCAAGAAGAGTAGTGGTGCTGCTGATGATGATGCTGATTTCATGCTGGATTCCTTTCGCACCTAGAATGTAATTCTTCCCGGAGTGTTTGTCAAGGACCCATTGCAGAAATGTGGTCAGATTTTTGAAAAAAACTCGTTGGCAATAAATTGATATTCTATTATGGCAGCAGGTTTCAATTACATTTCGGACCTATACGAGATATATTCAGTATCTCAGAACACCTGTATACGCATGCCCAAGGACTTTATTATTGCGTCCCTCAAGGAATTTTTTGGGAGGGATTCGAAATATCATTTTTCTTCAGATGATTGGGGCTATCCTCTTACGCCGGACCTTACTGATGTCCCAATAGAGGCAGGATTGTTTGATGACATAACCACCAGGATCTTCATTGGTGATCAAAATAGGTTCGCAACCATTTTCTATCCTGCCATTTTGGTTAAACCTGGCTCTTTCAGGTCCGTTCCTATTTCTTTAAATAGAGATAAATATAATGTAGAATATAAGAGCATAGAGTTTTATGACAATAATGGAAACCGTAAGTGGGTGAACATGCCCGACAAGTTTGTGGGCGGTGGAGCCTGGGAAGGCTCTCTTAACATCGAAGTCCAGTCCAGGGGAATAAGAGAAAGAGACGATTTGGTTGAATTAATTTCATTATATTTTGTAGATTTGAATTGGGATAATTTATCTAGGGCAGGCGTTTCAATTAAACCAGATGTAAGCATGAGTTCTCCTTCAGAAGGAGAGGACCGGAATGACAAGTTATTTAAACAAACAATAACTATAAATATCCGAGGAGAATGGAGGCGAGAAATTCCCATAACGGATATAATAGATGTAATTACTTTCTGTGTTGAATTCGGGAATGTCGATGGGAACACGGCTCCAAACCTCCAGGTTAACACAGAAATTGAACTAGAAGATTCAATTTCTAGCGAAGACGAGGTATTATGACAGGGGAAAAGCTGTAAGGAAAAGCCCCAAATGATAGTAATAATATCATATCTTAGAGAGTAGAATTTAATTCAGCTAGCTTTTTAAGGGATTTATCAATGCCAAACTTTCCAGGCTCCAGTAATGCACTTCCAGGCGTATATACGCTAGTTGAGACGTATTCCAGCGGATTAGCAATTCCGTCTGGGGTTCGGCTAGCAGTAATCATGGGCGAAGGCGCCAGGCGGGAGACACTAGTTGCCTCCGCAAACGGTGGCGGTAATGATGGGTTAAACTCATCGTATACTGGCACTAACGGTGCAGATGGCCGCCACTTTTTACTAAGCACCGCCCCAATTGTAAGTAACCGAACCACATTATACAAAAACGGCATCCCGCTGGTTGGACTAGAGGGAACCATTGATGGCACCGCGTTTAGCACGGATTATGATTATAAAATCAGTATAACCGATGGCAAAATTGAATTGCAGCGTGCCCACCTAGTAGATCAGGGTGGTCAGGATTACGCCGCTGGCTCTTTGAATCAGGGCAACGGCACAATTGGAACCTTAACTCTTCTAGATGTGAACGCTCCGTCCGAGACCTGGACTGTTCGTTGTTCTTCGGTTCGTAGAGATGGTTATGGCGATCCTATTGATGGTTATGCCAAGTTTATTGCTGTAGGCTCTGTGAGCGGAAACGTTCTAGACGGATATGGTAATCAGGTATTTTGGCAGTCCAATGGCGAGCTGGTTGATAACACCATTCTGAGCTTTGCAATTACTGAGGGGACCACCGCCTTCCGAGAGGGAGATTACTTTACCATTCAGGTTGATAGCGGAGTTCTGAGCATAGACGACAGTTTGGCCGTAACCTATATTGCTGAAATAGATATAAACGATCTGGAATTCTTCACAGATTTAGATGAATTGAGTTTCAAACACGGATCTCCAAGTCTTACTAATAGGCTTTCATTGGGAGCCCAGTTGGTCTTTGCTAACGGAACTCCGGGCGTTTGGGCATGCCAGACAGCTCCGGCCGTTCCACGTAGAGTTTCTTATCTACTTGAAGAGTCTGCTTCCGGTGGGGCTACTCAAGACGACATGACTTTTGCGTTGCCGCTAGCTGTTGTGCCTGATACGGATACCAACATTAATCTATTTGTTACCGATCCGGTGACTGGCGTTGAGTCTCAGCTTCTACCCAACAAGGTAACGTTCTATGATGCGACTATTACGGCAGATCCTTATGGCGAATTTATTGACAATCCGCTATACACCTACTCTTACACGGTAATTCTTGATGAAGCTGTAGTTAAAGAAGATAACGATGGCGTGCTGGCTCCAACCGGTGGTGCTACTGCCACATTGGCTAGTGCTTCTGTGGACTTTACGGCAGACGATAAAGCCGCCACCAGAAGCGTCAAGATTTTCAATGCTACCAATGCGGTAAATAATGGCACGTTCACTATTGCTAATGTTGTTGATGGCAAGTTGGTAATTACTGGAGCGGCATTTGTAGCCGAGAGCGGCTTGGAATTCCAGGTTATTGACACCTCGGAAGACAGTGCCAAGGTGTTGTTCACTGATGACCTGTCGGCTCAGCTTGCAGCTGGAGCCTCTCTACGTGCCAGCATTGTTGATACCAGAGATGCAGATTTCTTCGATGTGGGTTGGATTAGCGCTTACGAGTCAATTGAGAGAATTGATATTGATATCGTTGTGCCACTGCCATCCCAGACTATTTCGGCTATTTTCCAGAATGGTGCAGCCCATGTAAGGACCATGAGCAACATTAAGAACCGCAAGGAACGTGTGTTGTTCATCGGCGCTATCGCTGGTCTGGACCCGGCCAATGTGATTGGAACTGAGTTGGCGGCTGTGGAAGACATCGGTATTCTGGAAGGTATTCAGGGCGACGATGTTACTGAGATTTTGGCTGGCAACATAGAAGATTTGACTAACTACGGAGTGCAGAGCGGTTATGGCTCTACTTTCCGTGTAGTTTACTTCTACCCAGACCAGATTGTAATGCAGATTGGTGCCGATCGCACGTTAGTTGATGGTTTCTTCATGGCAGCTGCTGGTGCTGGTTGGTTCTCTGGAACCCCGAATGTCGCTCTGCCGTTGACTCGTAAGGTATTAACTGGTTTTACGATCTTACGTGACAAGATGTATAGGCCTATTGTTCTTGAGCAGTTGACCGCAGCTGGCATCACGGTTCTACAGCCTGTGGCTGGTGGCGGAACGGTCATCAGGGGTCAAACCACTACTAACAGCGGGTTTGCTGAGGAACGTGAGATTAGCGTCGTGTTCATTCGTGACAGAATTGCTAAGCAATTACGGACCGCATTTGACGGATTTGTTGGGCAGGTAGACTCCCCGATCTTCCAGAGCGGACTGGTTGCCCGAGCCAAAGCAACGCTGGCTGGATTCGTTGGCCAATCACTTATTACACAATGGAAAGATTTGAAGGTCACAAGAGATACGGTTGATCCGACACAATGGAACATAACGGTTAAAGTTCAGCCCGTATATCCTGTTAATTTTATTTTTATAAAGGTTTCTGTAGGCCTTCTCTAATCTGAGGTAAAACTATGCCACTTAGAAATGTAACAGATGGTATTACTAGAATTAAAGATCCGATTGAGGATCGGAATAGGACTGCCACACATCTATCAACTAATATTTACATAGCCGTGGATAATGGTAGCGGGCCTTTGCCAGTTGCGGCAGTTAGCCAGCTGCAAGTTACAGAGAACCGGGGGCTTTCGAGAATACCTGAGGTTGGAACGGACGGCTTCATTGATAGCGCGCCAAAATCCTCCACTGAGATTTCCGGCTCTTGTCGTAGAACTAGATTCGACGGCAAGAGAATTTCGGAAGCTTTCAGGCGGGGTTTTATTCATGTTAGCGCTCAGCGCACTCCTTTTGATATTCAAATATATGACTTAATCCAAGGCGACGAGAGTGATATTATAATTACAACAATTGAAAACGTGTGGATTGAAAATATTTCATATACATACTCGGCAGAAGATTTCGTAATTGTAGACGAAATGCGTTGGCAGGCGGAATCCATCAACAGCATTGATGCAGGAACCAGTGGGTCGGCCGTTAATGATATTAGATCGGTAGTAATGAACCAATTTGAGGTTCAGGCCGATATTGGAACCTACCGTGGTGCTCTGGACGCTGCTGGGCTTATTAATGCCTTTGACGGCGGGAACCTCTAATTCCATCCTATTAAGTATTTAGCTGTTATATACAGAGAAGGGAAATTCAGCCCTACATTACTAGGAGTGTAAGTTATGGAACACAGGAGACGAAGGACTGTGCAGAGTTCTCTTGGCCGGATTGATCTAGGCGAAGTGAAAGAGCAAGGAGTATTGATGGTAGATGATCCAGAAGATCGTGAGCAAGAGCAGCCTGTTACGAGGCAGTGGAATGCTGGCCCAGAGCCAGATATCAATGACGTAGAACAACAGATAGAGCAAGCACGTGCCCAGAGGCATGCTTCCAAACAAAGGGCAACCAAGGCTGCCATGCAGCGCCTAGAGGTGTTGGTTGGAATTGGTAGGCTGACCAAGGACGTCGTGATTGATAATATTACATTTTCCCTGAGGTCCCTTAAGAGCCGGGAAATCCAAAACGTCATGGAGAAAGCCGTGGCGGCCCAAACCAATATTGGCGAAGCCATTGCGATTAGGAATAATACATTAGGGTATGCGGTTTATCAAATTGACGGACAGCCTTTATCTGTTTATGTGCAATCCAAAAAGATTGAGGATGCAGTTAATTTAATTGGAGAATTAGAAGAGAGCGTAGTTTTACAGTTATGGGATCAGTATTCTGATATGTTGTCTGCGCATAATGACAATTTGCCAAAAGATTTAGGCAAAACGGCAGATGAGCAGATTGATAACATAAAAAAATCGTAAGGGAGCCAGATCATAGATTCATCTGGTTTCTGTGTAAAACATTTGATAAAATGCCAGATGACCCATTTTTTGAGGAAATGGATGAGTATATGTGGGTATGGATGTATCAGAGCTGGCTCCAAGATCAAAAAGATTTACACAAAGATTATAAAGATTACGCATTATTCTTAGGGTCCTTCTTTAATTCAGAGGCGGCTCAAGAAATGGCGAAACGAGATAACCCGGATTATGAATCAACTGACGAAGAAATGGAGGAAGCAACAGATGTTGTTCGTAAGGTTAGGGAGGTGGCAGAGCAAAGGAACAAGGTAGATGAATTCCGCCACCGAAGACGAAGAGTCCAAAGGTAAACCATGGCCGACACATTTGATCCAAAAAAAGCTATAGAAGAGTATATTGCAAAGCAAGCGGCGGCACAAGGAGGATTACAAACTCAAATCCAAATGGTAGATGTGCTAAAACGCACCGATGAGCAATACAACCAATTAAACTCATCGATGCAAGCTATTTTGGGACCACTTCGAGAAGGCATAACGTCTGCGGAGAGGTTTATAAGCTCTATAACCGAATCAAATGCTCAGACGGTCAGGTTTAACACCATATCAAAAGAGACTACGTTGGGCCTCGCGTTGTTATCAACTACATTTATTGGTGCCAGCGAGTCTATGCGAGAGTTTGGGCAAGGCTCATTGGTGGGGTCCCGTTCGGCTAAACAATTAACTACTGATATAAATTCTCTTCAAAAAGCATTCTCACAGTTGCCGGTGGTTGGTGCGTTAATGGAAAAAACGGTTGGTCCATTTCTCAAAATTATGGCCGGCATGGCCTCCTCTACTGATAACGTAAGAGCCATGGAAACACAACTGGTTGGATTATCGGCCAGATTTGGGGGCTTTGGAGATTCGGCTACTAGATTGAATTTTATTGAAAACCTGGATCGGAATTTTAGTCATTTTAATACAACAATGACTAATTTGTCTTTAGCAACGGGGCTTTCCAGGGAAGAGGTGTCGGAATATGCGAAGAAATTAATGAGTATTCCGAGCGTCATTGCTACCATGAATCAAGGCCTGGAAATTGGTGGAAAGCAAATGACCAGGATGGAAGCCGCCATGAGGGTTTCCAGGGGCACCACTGGAGATTTAGATGATGCCATAAAGGCCATGAATTACCAATTCAAGAGCTTTGGAAAGATAAACGAGGTGGCTTATGATATGTTGGCCAGAACTCATTCTGTAGCGCAGCAACTAGGTCAGGATTTTAAAGACTTGGAAGCTCCGATATTCAACATCGCCCGCCAGTTCAGAGTATTTGGAGATAATACCGATTCGGCCATTAGGTTGGTTGGCAATTTGAGTCGTGCCTTAATGCAGACGGGTCTTGGTATTGAGCCCACGACCAAGATCATTGAGGGCATCACTTCAAGCATTGCCCAAATGGATATAGCTCAAAAGGCATTTTTGAGTTCACAGACTGGTGGCGCTGGTGGTTTACGTGGCGCGTATGAAATAGACATGTTGTTACGGCAAGGGGAAGAGGGCGTAGCTGCTGTTTATGAGAAGATGGAACAGGCGTTAAGGCAGCAATTCGGTGGAGAAATTGTTACGGTTGAGCAAGCGTCTCAAGATGATGTGGCGGCTTCCCAAATGACAAAACAATTGGCCTTCGTAATGGAGGGCCCATTTGGCAAATTAGCTCAGTCCACTGGTGAGGCTTATAAATTATTTGAGGCGTTCTCCAAAGGAACAACTCCTACTGCTGAAGTAGCCGCCGGGGCAACCGGTGAGGCAATGGCAGCAGATGAGAAAATACAAGTCAGGCAGCAAACCTCATTAGACACCATAGCCACGCTTGCTAAGCATGCTGTATTTCAGAGAGATTTATTGATTGCACAGAAAGCTAGAGGTATCGTGGGTGGAGACAACTCCAGGGCGCGTCAATTTATGAGAACATATGCCGAAGGGGCCTCTCAGAGAGCCATGCAAGCAATGGGTGTAAATATAAAATCTCCAGATGAAGAGTGGAAAAAGTCTTTAGAGGCAGTTAAGAGAGGTGTGATTGGGGCACCTAATGAGGTAGGCGGCGGTGTAATTGGAACCGCAACCGGATCCCTTCGCCAAAAAATGGCAGAAAACCAAGCCCTGGAGGGACAAAAACAGACCGGTATGGTTGCTCCAGCACCGATTGCACCAG